GGTGATTTTTTAAAGCTTTTACTTGCTCCCACAAAGGAGAGAATAGAAATATTCAGACATATTTTCAAAACCAAGCTTTACTCGGACCTACAAAACAAGTTAAAGCAGGAGGCTTCATCTCTTGATAACAACTGCTTACAGATAAGGCAAAGCATCACACAATATATTGCAGGTATAAATTGTGACGAATCTTCACTACATTGTGTACAAGTTTCAAAGGCCAAAAATAACGAGCTGCCTATAGATGAATGTATATCAAGTGGTGAATCTGTAATTGTGTTTAGCAATTGGGAGAAAGTAATTACCCCACTATTTCACTCTATCATGAAAAAGTACCCAGCTACTCTAGTTACCGGTGAGACGGAAGACAAGTTCGGAAATATTCAAGCTTTTACTGAATATAAAGGACCTTCTGTTATCTGCGGAACTATAGGAGCATTAGGTACAGGGTTCACCCTAACTAAAGCGACTACAGTGATATTCTTAGACAGTCCGTGGACTAAAGGGGAGAAAGATCAGGCGGAGGACAGAGCCCATCGTATAGGGGCAACATCTCCTGTATCTATTATTACTTTAGTTTGCAAGGGGACAATCGATGAAGTAATCGAAGATATCGTAGCTAGTAAAGGGGAGATAGCTGACTATGTAGTAGACGGTGTACCTCTTAAGAACAAGTTAGCTAATCTATTCGATTTAATTATTAAACGCTAAGGGGTACAGATGGTTAAAAGAACAATGTATAGTCTAGTACGTAAGGATACAAAGCAAATTCTAGACAAACGACAGTTCCTATCTTGGACTAAGGTAGATTACTGCGAAGCGTTAAGTGGTTTACTAGAACGAGGGGATATGAAGTATATAGCCCTTCAATTGAACTGTAACGAGCGTACCTTACGGCGCATGGTGGAGTTCTATAAACTACCTAACGAAAAACAATGCGAAGCTATTCGGAGGTTAATAAATGAAGGAAATTAATGGTGTAAAATACTACCGAATTTCGGAGGTATGTAAAATGGTAGGGCGGAGTCAGACCACTATCACTCGAGTTTGGTACGGAGCCGCAAATTACGCGAAGGAACAGAATATTCATTTCCCGTTTTACTTACCTAAATTTCGAAATGATCTAGACGGTAAGAAGACACGGTATTGGAGCGAGGAAGGAGTTCAGAAATTAATTAAGTTTCGGGACTCTATTGTACCTGGAGATTTAGCATTCTACAACCGTCAGCATATGTGGGGAGAACGTCAACTAATCTCAAAAGATCGAAAACAATTTAGACAAGAAATGTCAGAACTCGCTGACGCTAATTTAGATGAACTTATGAAGGAGAAAATCTAATGAAAGAAATTCAAAATGAAAAAGAGTTTTTAGCTCTATTACCACAGGTAGCCCAATCTAATTTGGAACTTGGTGAATTAACTAAGACCGTCAAATCAGGTAAGGAATTACTAAAGAGTTACATGCTACTTGAGGACATTGAGTCAGTTGAAGTAGGTGATTGGGGAGTTACTTGTTCAAGTTCTACTAAATCCTCCATGGACGAGGACATGCTAGTTAAAATTGTTCAAGATTTAATTGAACAATCTGAAGGGTTGGATAAAGAGGCTTATCAAAATCTAATTGTAATGAAGCCTAGCATTAACGAAGACTTACTAGAGGACTTGATCTATAACAAGCGACTTGACCCTGAAGTCATTAAGCCTGCAATTACCGAAACGGTGTCATACACGTTACGATTTAAAAAGATTAAGAAGAAGAGCCCTAAATCTCGCAAAAATTCTTAATATTTCGCGGCTATTTAACGTTATTTTAGAGAATACGTAAAATACCATTAAGGAGATAAAACAATGCCTAGAGAGCGGATAAAATCGCAGAATACTAACTCCAATAATCCCCCTTTACTATTTAAGTCTATAGGACTTCCTACCAAGGGCCTATTTGGAAATAGTACGAAAGGTCTATCTAATAGGGATAGAGACTATCTAATTACTAAGGACCAGATACTTAATTTTATTAACGGTAAAGCCTACACGGAAATTACCTTAAAACAATTAAGTCATTTCTTTCTAGTTCAGTATGAATTTATTTATAAGGTTGAATGCCTTGACTACAATTGGTTCAATTTTCAGACTACGATGAAGAAGTTAAAAGATTATACAGGATACTCCTCGTGGGTAGAGATGGCGTGGTTCATTTACCAATCAATTGATAAAAGTTCAAGATGCTTGTTCGAAAATGTACCTAATGTGATTACGCTATCTACATTTAAAAGATCTTGGCTAGTGGACGAATTATTAGACAAATCTCCGAAATTTAGCTCATTTTATTAAAAAGATGTAGACAAAATATAGATCTTTTTCGAACCACTTAACAAATTCGCGAAATTTGGTGTATATCTAGTAAAAAAGACTTTTTTACAAAGTCATTTTTACAGCTGCTTTAGAGCAGCTTAGCAAGCTAGATCTCTCTCCCTCCATCAGGTCCATATATACAGGTATTGAACTATTTTAGGTATATGGACTAATAGTAGAAAGGTAAAAAAAACTAAGGGCGAATTGAACATTTAGAAAGGTAAAATAATGGACGTAAATGAAATATGGAAAAGAAAAGTTCATCAATTATTAGTTGAATCGGGAGTACCTAAAAAATATTTAGTTCCTCAAAATCTAGTTCCACGAAAGGCTGATGATTTAGCCTGGCAGTGGCTGGAGGATTATAGGTCTAATGTTGTTTCGAATGTTGAACAAGGTCGAAGTATTGTTATTACTAGTAGTACTGTAGGTAATGGAAAAACTAGTTGGGCGATTCGATTACTTCAGCGTTATATCGCCGAAACTGCTTTAGACGGAGTATTAGATGTTAAAGGGGTATTCTGTGTTAGTTCTTCTATGTTAGAAATCTTCGGCGACTTTGGATACTTCGAAACTAGTATTGAATTTTTTAATTACTTGAACCGACTGAAGACTTGTAGATTATTAGTGATTGACGAAGTAGGGTCAGGTAGGGTTACGCAAGTTTCCTATAATCATTTCTACGACCTAATTAATTATCGGGTGGATAATAATTTATGTACTATTTACACTACCAACTATTCGGACGATAAGATTCAGGACGTATTAGGACAACGACTATATAGCCGAATTTATGATACCTCGACTGTCGTAGAGTTCACTGCGTCGAATGTTCGAGGTTATACCCCGCAGGAGGTGAAGGATTTTGAACGAGCCTAAGTATTTAGTACTAGATAAAAATCTAGTACCTATGATTTATAAGAATGTTCGGGGCGAGATAGTTAAGTGCTGTCTCCTAAAACCAATTAGTGCTCCCGTATATCTACTAGATAACTTGTTCTTAACTGAACAGGAAGTTCGGGAATACGACGAACGGCTTCTTGATTTTATGTATAAATACTGGAAGGAGAATAGTTATGACTTCGAAGTCGAAAAGGTTACTATCCCTCGTGATTAGTTCCGTACTATTAGGCGTAGTAATAGGGGTAGTAAGTATGTTAGCCTATACTAATTCTAAAGTAAAGCAGGTGGAGGAGCAGTACCGTAACGCTTATTACCTATCTATGGATGATACTGGGTTATGGTTAGGTGACCGACCAGGTCATAAATTCTATCCAATGTACGATATGCACGGAAATAGATTGGGGGCTAAACGTGATTCAACTACAGGTACTGAATAAAGTACTTCAGGACAAGAGTACTTCTATTTTAGTTAATAATGGGATAACAGAAGAATACTTCAGTGACTATTATCCCGAATATGAGTTCATTATGAATCATGTTCGAAACTATGGGAATGTCCCAGATGACGAAACTGTACTTGAACATTTTCCTGGATTCGAACTTCTGAACATTTTAGAAACTGATGCTTATTTAGTAGATAAGATAAGGGAGGAGCATTTATATAATGCGATGGTACCTATCCTTAGTCAGGCGGCTGAGGATATGCAGACGGACTCAAGTATAGCCGTATCGAACATCCTACCTAAGTTAGAAAAACTCATTCAGCAATCTAAATTCGTAGGCGGTGTAGACTTAACTAAATCAGCGTACGACCGTTTTAATTGGGCTATGGACATCGCAGATAAGTCAGGTGACTTATTAGGAGTACCTACAGGATTTGAACTATTAGATGATGTACTAGGTGGAATGTTACCCGGCGAGGAACTGATTGTCATCGTAGGACGTCCTGGACAAGGTAAGTCTTGGACACTAGACAAGATGATGGCTACAGCTTGGAAGCATGGTCAATCTGTCTTACTTTATTCCGGTGAAATGAGTGAGATGCAGGTAGGTTCCCGTATTGACACTCTATTATCTAATGTAAGTATTAATTCCATTACTAAGGGAGTTTGGAACGATAACGAGCTAAAGAAGTACGAGGACCATATTGAACTCATGCAAGATAGTGATACTCCTCTCGTAGTCGTTACTCCAATGATGATTGGTGGACGTAACATGACCCCGGCTTTATTAGACAGTATGATTCAGAAATACAAGCCTAAGGTAGTAGGGATTGACCAACTGTCCCTTATGAATGAGTCTATACCGAGTAGGGAACAGAAGCGTATTCAGTACGCTAATATTACCATGGACTTATATAAGCTATCGGCTAAATATGGAATCCCTATTGTACTAAATGTACAGGCTGGACGTGCGGCTAAAGACGGCGGTAATGATACTATTCAATTAGAACATATTGCAGAATCAGATGCCGTGGGACAGAACGCTAGTCGAGTAATTACAATGCAACGTGACGAGGCTAACGGCATTCTTAGACTGTCTGTAGTTAAGAACCGTTACGGGGAGGACAATAAGATTATTGAGTATATGTGGGACGTAACGACAGGTACCTATACTCTTATTGGATTTAAGAGCGACGATGACACGGAGGACAAGTCTAGTCCCGTTATGTTGAAAGCTCGTCAGTCTTCTAATAAGTTGCAGAAACAAGTCAGCCGGGAAGGAGTAGAGGCCTTTTGAAAGTTAATGGACTATATATTGATGCTACGTGTGAACAAATTATTCGGCGACTTACTTTCGAACTTGAGCGTGACTATGGACGTACCTTATTTAGACGTACTAAGAGCTTGGGTTCGAATATGCAGTTCTCCTGTCCATTTCACGGCAACGGTATGGAGAACCATCCATCTTGTGGAATGAGTCGAGAAGTGACATACTCAG